CACCGACACGCAGTACGGATGCGTCACGTACATCCCGCACAACCTCAAGGTCCAGCGGGCGCCCGTGAACATGCCGTCGTGGAAGACCCCCGGAACGGCTAACGCCTAATGGCTGACATCGACGCCATCGAACGGCTGTTGTGCCAGCGGTACAACGTCCACGCACTCGACAGCGGCGAACTCAGCGCCGCGTTGACGCTGGCCCGGGGCGGGAATGAACAGCCCCTCCGAGCCGCGCTCGAGGCACGGGAACTGTACCGCTGGACGGGGCCGATCTTCAAGGCGCTCGGGCCTGTGAAGGAACCGGAGGTAATCACTCCGGTTCCCGACCCTGAGCCAGAGGCCGAACTGGAACCGGAACCGGAGCCAGATCCCGTTGAGGAACAGGAAGCGGCGGAACCCCCCGTACGTCGGAGACGGCGCCGCTAACAGCCCGGTGGAACCAACCACCCTAAACAGGAGGCATCCCCATGGCAGTGACACTGGTCAAATCCGACTGGATCAATGGCATCCTCACCTTCAAGAAGAAGAGTGACAACTCCAAGGTCGTATCGATCACCCCGAACGGCTGGGGTCGGTACGTAACCAAAACGGATGCGGACGAACAAAACACCACCATGACGGCGGCAATCTTCGCCACCGGCCTGCTGGTGCATACCTCGGTGACTGGCGGCGGCACGCTCACCCTGGATACGGGCGCGAACTTCGATACCGCGTTCCCGGACTGGCAGGTCGGCGAGACCCGTGAGTGCTACTACCAGAACGACGGCAACCAGACCGTAACGCTGACTGGCGCCACCGGGATGGTTCGCGTTTCCGCTCAGACCATCGCCACCCTCCAGGGGCGGCGCATCGTCGTACTCAAGCAGGCTGCGACCGACTACATCGTCTGGGCCGACTAAGGGGGAAGCCATGAGCTACATGCCGGGCAACCTCCCGACGTTCTCGGGCACCACGGACATTGACGATTCGGTGCAGGACGAAAGCGCCGGATGGTTCGTAGTCCTCACGGTCGCCCCGGTGGCCGGCGGGCCAATCCGCGATTGCGTCGTGTACCTCGATATGGCGAAAGCCACGACCGGGTACGGGGCGGTGGAAAGCACCGCCACGATTCAGTTTCGCGTTGCCCGAAAGGTCGATGGGACGAACTGGCGCGGTGGCACGCCTACCACGGCGGTATCGGGCACGAACTACGCGGGGCGGCTCCAGGAAATCAGCATCGGCAACGTTGACGCGGATGAGAGTGCACGCATTGAGGCGCTCATGTCTGCGGATGCGACCTCCGACATGGAGATCCCTTATGTGGGCTACTACGAGGGGCCAATCGCCCCGACTGTAACAGCGGTGGCGGCTGGATAATGAGTGACTTCGGCGGTTTCGGTGGGATCGTCAAAGAGGCGCAGGCGATGGCGGAAAATCCTCCGCCTATCGTCGCCTGCCCGCGATGTGGCACACCGTTGCAGTTCAACAAGGCTGGCATTGGTAACTGCCCAATGGGGCACTACCGGACTGACGGTGCTGCGTGAATGGCTACGGGCGACTGTCGGCTATCCAGCGGGACATCGCTGGCGTGACTTCGGAGAAACTCATCTCCGAGCTGATCACGCTGCGCGATGAAGTCTCACGCGAGTTCGACCGTGAGACCCGCCGGCACTTCCATGGCCTCACCGCAACCCGCTACTACTCCGGCAGTGGCGCCCGGGAACTGTGGCTCGGTGACGACCTGTTGTCGATTACCACCATCAAGATCGCGGACACGGCAGACCAGCCGACCGCGTTCGAGAACACGCTGACCACCGCGACGGATTACACGCTGTGGCCGCGCAATGCGGACGGCAAGCCCTACCGGAAGATCATTCTCAACCCGGACGGCGAGTATTCCGCGTGGCCGGTTGGGGTCGACAACATCCAGCTCGTCGGCAAGTTCGGGTACTCCGAAGAGTGGCAGACGGCGGTAGTCAACGGGACCGCAGTCACCGGCACACTGGCGAACGGCACGGACACCACGCTGGTGCTCAGCCTGGGCGGCGACGTCGAGCCAGGCGACATGTTGCAGGTCGGTTCCGAGGAGATGGAAGTCACGGGCGTTGCGGGTACGACGGCCATCGTCGTGCGCGGCTGCAACGGCACGACGGCCGCGGCGGCGACCGATGCGGCCGTCTATATCCGGCGCTACCCGCGCGACGTGGAGAACGTGGTCAAAGAACGCACGGTCGCACGGCGGTGGGACTCGCAGGGCGGGTACGCCGGTGGGATCACACTCTCGGGCGATTCGATGAATGCAGCGGGCCAGACGACGGGGCGTGGTGTGTATTCGCGGTGGCGTGACACCGTGGGCGCGTATGTAAACCCGGCGGCGGTGCTCTGATGGCTCCACGCCGCACGCAATACATCGAACTCTCCGGGCCGATCTTTGAGGATGACGTGGCACGTCGATTCCATGACGCGGTGGCGGAAGGCATGGAAGAACTCGGCGACGAAGGCGCGTCGATTCTCGGCGCCGCCATCTCGCAACGCGGGTTCGTGAAGACGGGCCGCTTCCTGCGAGGCATCGACACGATCGCCAAGCGGGCGGACAAGGACAACTCCGCCGGCTTTGTCGCCATCGTCATCGCGGACGGCGCATGGCCGAACGGCGGGCCGACTAAGACGTGGTTTGAACGCGGTACACGCAAGGGCGTGCGACTGCGCACCGGCGGCTACGGGTTCCGCAAGACGGCGACCGCGCTGCGTGGGCATGACTTCGAGCATTACTTCGGCGGACGGATTCGGGAGGCTCTCGATGACTGAGGCCGTCCCCGTCTGGGCTGACATTTTCGCGGCCATCCAGGACGAGCTTGAGGCTGTGCAGGACACGGCTGGCGGGCAGGCGTTCACGGTGATCCAGGGCGAGCCTATCGGGTTGCCCCTCGGCGGTCCGTATGCGTGCTTCTGGTACTTGGGGCGCACGGATGCGACGGAAGGGCGACAGACGCTCGGCAACATCATGTACGCCGCGCGGATTCAGATTCTCTGTCTGTGGCCGGTGCAGCCCGAGAGGGCGACCATCGGCGAGCGCGATGCGGACATCGCCACGATTGACACGTCGATCCGGCGCCAGTTCCGCGCGAACTCTGTCATCAACTCCAACCTGACCGACCTCGACATTCTCGAGTCCGACGTGAGTTACGGCGACCTGCCGATTGGCACCGGTGCCGGTCGGGCACTGTATCGCGTGCTCCAGATGGAGTTGCGCCTGGACAACCTCGAAGGGGAGGCCATTGCGGCATGACGACCAAGACGCCCAGGACGATTGAGAAGGTCTACATCGTCGCCAACCCGCGCGGCATCCCGGCGGGGATCCCGGTCTTCCGCCAGATGGTCGGTGGCGAACTGCGCGGCTGGTACGAGGGTGACACCTACGACGGGCCCAGCTCAGACGAACCACTCCGCCGCGGGTTCCTGGAGGTGAAGGGTGGCTAAGTCATCTGGAGTCGTGGATCACTACTTCCACCACGGGACCAAGATTTCGGGGGATGTGAACGCCCTCAACAGCATCGCTACCCCGGTGAACCTGCTTCCCATCACGGCCATCGATTCCACCACTGAGGAACGGATTGCGGGCCTTGCGAGTGGCGCGTTGGCGTTTTCCTGTTGGTTCAACGACGCGCTTTCGCAGCCCATTCTTGACCAGCTCCCATCAACGGACGTGTGCCTGCTCTATTCGCGTGGGGCAGCAATCGGGAATCCCTGCTACGCGCTCACGGCGAAGCAAACCAACTTCGACCCGACGCGGGGCGCGGATGGGTCGTGGATATTTGCGGTGGATTGCCAGGGCAACAACACGGCGGGGGAATGGGGGATTCTTCTTACCGCTGGGCAAGTCACAGTTGCATCGTCAGCAGCGACGGCGCCCACTGGCGTGGTAGCTGCCGCGCAGACCACCGCCGGCGGGGTTGGCTTTCTCCAGTACCAAGCGAGGGACAGCGGTACGCCGACATTCCTGATCGAGGATTCAGCAGATACCACGGATGGTGATGACGGGACGTGGGGGACGCTGTTGACCTTCGCGGGCACGGGCGGCGCTTCGCCCTTCGGTGAGCGCAAGACCGTTACCGGCACCGTCGAGAAAGGTGTCCGCGCCGCCACGCCTACGGGGACCTACTCCAATGCCGTGTTTGCCATCGGCTTCCGTCGCGGCGACACCACTGACCGGGAGAGCCTCGCATGAACCTTCTTCTACCGGCTGCTCGACGTGTGACCTGGGACAACGGCTATCTCAACGTCGCCTATGCGCCGCCGAAGCCACATGAGCAGCGCATGACGCTTCTCCAGCCCATGCGGAAGGCGACGTGTGAAGAGGTGTTCTGCACCTGGCATGCATTCGGCCATGAAGGCGAAGACGAGGGCGCACCGTTCAAGCACCCACAGGGCGTCCAGTGTGGCGACTTCGCCCGCTGTCTTCCCTGCAACGCCCCCAATGTCGTGGTGACAGCTCTCGGGGTGAAGCGGAAGAAGCCCTGTGGCCAGTGCCCTCCGTGCAAGGCGGGGACGGCGAATTGTCCATGTGCCGACCGCGGCAAGAACCACCGGCTTCCGAACGTGCCGGAATACGAGGATCGGGTGCTGAGCCCGGTAACACGGGCGAACTTCCGTCCGCAAGAGATCCGCCACCGGCGAACGGTCAACCAGCGCGGCGAAGTCATCGCCCGCGAAGTGACCGGAGACGAGTGGAAGTACCGCATTCAGGAAGGGCTTGACGCCCGAACGCACATCCTAAAAAGGGGTATCTAGTCATGGCGAAGGAAAGCGGAATCGGAATGACCCTGAATGTCGATGGGAGCGATGCTTCCGCCGACACCATCACGGACGACGTGACTAACCTCTCGATGTCCACCACGCGGAATCTTCAGGACGTGACCGGGTTGGCGGATACCACCGTCGAACGGCTCCCGCTCCTGGCCGATGGTTCTGTGACGATCAATGGCGTCTTCAATGACGGCCTGAGCCACAGCACGTTCAGGGACGTGGCGACCTCGACGGTGGCCCGGACCGTGGCGGCGGCTCACTCGGGCCAGACCCTCACCGAAGAAATCTACTTCACCGATTACGCGCTCACCCGGGCGCAGGACGGGTCGCTCACGTGGTCCGCGCCGGGCCAGCTGGCGAACTCGACTTCGTTCGGCTGGAGCTAAGCCCTTAGTTCCCCGCTAGGAGGTGGCACTCGTGGGGTTTCAGTACGAACCGAGAATCGCAGTCATGGAGTTCGACGGGCCGTTTGCGGGACTGGAAATCCGCGCGGCCCTCGACCTCCCCGCCCTTCGCCAGATCCGGGTCATGAAACAACTTCAGCGCTTGCGGTCAGTCGTAGCGATGGGTGATGAAGAGCAGGCCGAAGCGGCGCTTCGTGAGGCAATGGAGTTGTTTGTCACGGTCACGGATGGGTGGAACTGGCAGGACGCCGATGGTAACCCTCTGCCGCTCACGGCGGAAACCCTGCTGACGGTGATTCCCGGCAATCTCACCTTCGAGTTGACGAACAAGTGGGCCGAGACGGTGCGAGGGGTACCAGCCCCTTTAGTCGCCGACTCACCCTCTGGCGGAACTTCGGAGGACAACCCGACCCCGACACCGGAGAGCCCATCGGGAAACCCGACGAACTAGAGGAAGCCGAGATGCTCATGACGCTCTGCCGACTGTTCCCCGCCTATACGCCAGAGACAGCGGCGGAAGCGCCCATCTGGGTCTGGCAGATGGTCGGCGTGCTCATGGAGAGCGGACACTTCGAGGTGCCCCGTGGCGAATGAGGTTCGTGTCCTCGTCAAGGCTGACACCAAGAATGCGCAGCAGGACATCGAGAAGTTCGGGAACTCCCTGGGCGGTGGACTGGCGAGCGCGGCGAAGATCGGGACGATGGCGGTCGCGGGCATCGGTGTAGCGGCCGCGGGCGGCCTTGCCGTGAGCATCAACGCGGCGGCGAACTTCGAGCACGCCATTGACCAGGTAGGCGCGGTTGCCAACGCCACCAACGAGGAGATGAAGGGGCTCTCGGATACCGCGCTGCGCATCGGCAAGGACACAGCGTTCTCGGCGACGGAAGCGGCCGGCGCCATGGAGATGCTCGCAGCCAATGGTGTGTCTGTCGCGGACATCATGAATGGCGCGGCGGATGCGGCGGTGGCGCTTGCGGCAGCTGGTGGTACGGACCTCGCGACGGCGGCGGACACGGCATCGACCGCGATGGCGGTCTGGGGCCTCGAGGCATCGGACATGGCCGACGTGGTGAACCGTCTCGCCGGTGCTGCGAACGTCTCGCGCTTCGGCGTTGAGGATATGTCGCTCGCCATCGCCTCCGGTGGTGGCGCGGCGCGGCTGGCAGGCGTGGAGTTCGGCGACTTCTCAGCGGCGATTGCCGCCATCGCGCCGTCGTTCTCCTCAGGGCAGGACGCAGGTACGTCGATGAAGACATTCCTCGCCAACCTTGTCCCGGATACTAAGAAGGCGCAGAAGGCGTTTCAGGAGTTGGGCATCACGACGGAGGACGGGACGAACCGTTTCTTTGATGCCAACCATCAACTCAAGTCGATGGCTGAGATTGCAGGCATTCTCAACGAGGCGACGGCTGGCCTGAGCGAAGAACAGAAGACGATGGCGCTGAGTGTCATGTTTGGCTCGGACGCGATGCGGGCGGCTGGTGCGCTTTCTGAGTTGACCGCGGAGGAGTTCCAGAAGCTCCAGGACACGATGGGCAACACCGACGCGGCGGACGTAGCTGCGCAGCGCATGGGCAACTTCAAAGGTTCGATGGAGGCGCTCAAGGGTTCCATCGAGACCATCCAGATCGAGATCGGCTCCAAGCTCTTGCCGAAGCTGACCGAACTGGCCGACTGGGCAGCGGAGAAACTGCCGGTGGCGTTCGCCTACATCGAGACGGAGATTGCCCCGAAGGTCAAGGCTGCGTTCGACCAGATCGCCGGGGCGGTATCGGAGTTCGCCACGGCGGCCGCGCCGCACATCGCCCGGTTCGGGGAAGAGGCCAAGCGGCAGTTCCAGCGGTTCCAGGGCTACTACGAGACCGACCTGAAGCCCGCATTCGACAATATCGTGAAGGCCGTCGAGTACGTCGTGGACTACTTCAAGCAGCACTGGGGTTCGATTGAGCCGGTGGTCAAGGGCGTTACGGACATGGTGCGCATTCAGGTCGAGATGATCGGGGACGTCCTGCAAATCATCATCGACCTGTTGAGCGGGGACTGGAAAGGTGCGTGGGAGAACACCAAGCAGCTCGTCCAGGGCGCGGTGGACTTCTGGAAGACGTCGATTGAGACGGGCATCCGGGCGCTAGTTGGGCTGGTGACGATGGCAATGGATGCGGGGCATCGCCTCATGGAAGCGTACCGCGACGGCCTGGCAGCGGTCTGGTCGCAGTGGGTCTGGCCGTTCTTTCAGAGCATCCCCGGACAGATTAAGAGTGCCCTCGGCGACGTCTGGGAGTGGATGAAAGAGATCGGCTCGCGGCTGGTTGACGGGTTCTTCTCTGGCATCAAGTCCACGTTCGACGCGGGAATCGGAGCCATCACGGACAAGCTCAACCCGACCAAGTGGGACATCCCCGGACTCTCGCCGATGCCCGACGCTATGGAGCACGCGGGGCAGATTGGCGCCCGTCGCTTCGTGATTGGCCTGGCGGGGACGATTGCCAAGGATCTTGGGCCAGCCATCTCCGAAGCCACGACGATGGACTGGAATCGCATCTACGAGAAAGAGGACATCGCGGCACTCTACAACGACGTGCCTGACTACGTGAAGCGCCTCTCTCCCGCGGCTGGTGGCAGCAAGGGCAACGCGGGGCCGTACCACGCGGCTGGCCCGAACGGGACGGTCTGGGATGAAGCGGCGGGCGCCTACGTGATGCCATGGGAACTCGGTTCGGATCTCCCTGACCGCATTTACAACTGGCAGCGGAGCCCTGGCTTCGGGTTCACGGGCGGTAACCAACCTATCCATATCACCCTGAACGTTGACGGGCGTGTGCTGGCTGAGGTGGTGGCCAACGAGATGGCGAGGGCCATGTGACCATCTCGTACACCATCGAGGCGGACTTCGACCGCAACGGGTCATACGAGACCGACCTGACTGGCGACGTGGAGAACCCCGGCAGTGGGATAACCATCGACCGTGGTTTCGGCAAAGACGGCATCTACCAGATTTCCAAGGTGAGCATCGTCCTGAGCAACCGCGCGGGAACCTACGCGTTCGGCAACTCGGCATCGGCGCTCTATGGCAAGCTCGTGCCGGGTGTGCCCATCCGTGTGAAGGCCACGTACTCCGCGACGGATTACGTCTATTGGACGGGGTACATCCAGCGGTACGTCGTCTCGGGCGTGGCGGCGGGACAGGTGCCGCTCTGCACGCTGGAATGCTCAGACCTTGCGGACTACCTGGCGCAGTTCACCCCGGTCAACGTGACCCTCGCGGAACGCACCACGGCAGCGGCATATACGGCCATCGCGGCGGCGGCCGGCCTGAGCGGTGGAGACTACAGCTTCGGTGGATTGCAGACCCTTCCCCTCCACTGGGTGCGAAACGCGGACGCGCTCACGGCGATGGCGCAAGTCCAACAGTCGGAGATGGGCGGCCAGTGGTACATCGACGCCGATGGCGTCATCCAGGGCGAGAGCCGCGCGTCCCGGCTGGGCATCTCGGTGGATGACACATGGGGCGATGGCACCAACATCATGCCGTCTGCCGCATCGGTCGAAGTCTCGGACGCCGACCTGATCAGCAAGGCCAGCGTGCAGGCGCAAATCTTCGTCGAGGACCGCGATGAGCAGGTCATCTTCGCGTTCTCGCGCAACGCCGCGAACCCCACGCCGGACAGCCTCGCAATCGCGGCAGGGCAGACCTACGGGCCGGTATCACTGGACTATCCCACGCTGGTGGAGACGGTCGCCGCGCAGGAGTCCGGCGAGGATTACACCTTCAACACCGCCATCGATGGCACCGGGACAGACATCACCTCCGACCTCACGGTGACCATGACCGAACAGGGCGCCGGGTTCCAGCTCACGTTGAAGAACGGCAACGCGTCGACCGGCTATGTGACGAAGTTTGAGAAGAAGGGGTTGGCGCACAACTACGTACCGGACCGCCCGATCTTCACCTACTCGCTGCCCATCTCGGGGGACAAGACGGAACGCGGGATCACGGTGCAACTGCCGTTCGCGGATGACAGCGGGAACGCCCGTGACTTCGCGGTGCAACTCGTGCGGACGTGGCGTTATCCCTACCCCCGCCTCAAGCTCCTGTTCAACGCCGGGAAGCATGCGGACGCCACGGTTGCCATGCTCAGCGTCGAACTCGGCGACCTCATCAAATACAAAGACACCGCCATCACCACCATGACCCGGACGTACTCCGATGACTGGTGGTACGTCGAGCACATCCGGCACGTCATCAATCCCTCGTGGGCCGGGCAGAAC